TCATTACACCAGATGCGAGAACAGGTTATTCCAAACGAGACGAAATTGCAAACAATCTAACTCTTGAGGATCAACTGACTCTTGATTTAATTCTGTATCATGGGTTGGATTCATTTTCCAATATCATTGATAACAGAACCAAGACATCTGAAGTACGAAGCATTAAAGAACGACTAAAACGATCTAAATCTCAAAATAAAACAACTAAGACAGTCAAGTCACCTAAACAGGCATCTGTTGACGATCTTGAGTTTAGAATTTAACCCTTAAAACCCATAATGTGATATGAAAATAAAAAAGACGTACTACAATGACGATCAGATGACAGATAGCAATAACCTGTCAAATGCGTTGTTGACTAGTCCAGAAAAAATTTCACCAATGATTACCCATCTTGGTGGACGCGAAGATAAAAAGTTTCCTCTGACATTCTTGACAGAAGGACTTGGCAATACAAAAAGTATTGAACGACTTGAATACGAATATGATGTAAACTATCATTTTCGTAAAACACGACCACTTGCAGCAGATGCGGGCAGTGATGCAGGCGCAAATGGACAACCTTTTGTTCTTACGTTTCCTGACAAATGGTTTATTAAAGATTATATCCTTGTTTCTCAATCAGGTGTACAGGCACGTATTATGTCTGAACCTACTCCAAATGGAAGCAACTGGGATTATACGATGCAACTTGTTGCACCAAATGCAGTAATGCCATCAGCAGACCTTGATGCTGGTGCATTGTTTGCACAAATGTATGCACCTGTTGGTGTTGACTTTTCTCGTGGAAATGCCTCAAACTGGCAAGCACCTGCAAGAGTACGCCACAAACTTACCACTATTCGTAAGTCTTATCAGTTTTCTGGTAATGCCAAAGATTATGTAGTTGAGTTCGATCTTCCTGTAAAAGGCGGTCAAACTTCACGTTTTTGGATGGATTATGAAGAATGGCAACACTTCCTCCAATGGAAAGAAGAGTGCGAAATGTACTACTGGTACGGACAGCAGTCTTATGGAGATAACGGAGTTGTCCAGATGAAAGATGAAAATGGACAACCTGTTCAAATTGGACCCGGTCTTTTCGACCAAATCATTAACAAAGATACCTACTCTGTACTTACTGAGAACAAACTCAGCGATGTTGTAGGAGATATTTTCTTTGGAATGACGGATGCTCAAAATATGAACGTGACACTCTATACTGGTACAGGTGGAGCACGTGAATTTGATCGGGCAATGAAAGACAAACTTGGTACACTCGGATTCACTGTATTTTCAGATGGCCGATTTATCCAAGGGAATGGAAGTGAACTTACCCTAACCGGTTACTTCAAACGATATGAGCACGTTGATGGTCACACTATCAATGTTGTAAAAGTGCCTTTGTTCGATCACGGAGCAGTAGCACAAGCAAGTCAGCGACACCCTGTGACAGGGCTTCCGCTTGAATCATATCGTATGTGCTTTGTTGATCAAAGTCGTTATGACGGACAACCCAATGTCCAGATGATTAACAAGAAAGGCCGTGAAATGGTTAAGTGGGCAGTGGCAGGCTCTGTTGTGCCTCGTGGAATGGGAGACTCAGCGCTACGCGCAAGTGATATCGATGGCGCTTCAGTCCACTTCCTCAAAACAGCAGGTATTTGCTTGAAGAGGTTTGATACGTCAATTGACATTCAGGCAAAATTCTAAATAGTTGGTTGGGGAAGAGGAACGATTGTTTTCTTCTTCCCCTTCCTTCTATTTTTATAAAACGAAGAAAACAAATCTAATCTATATATGGCAAAACAAACAAAAGTTACTCGTGAACCAGTAGAAAAAGTAATTAGTGTAAGACGTAAAGAAAAGTTCTCACACATCCCTGCAGAAGTACTGCAAGATTCAGTTACAAAGATTGGTTCTATTTTTGACGGAAGGACACCGCTTAGAGGATTATCCGGAGAAGAAGAAAAAGAACTTCTCAGCATTCATTTGGGCATTGACCCAAATCATAATGAGTTTGGAAAACTTGCTATGAATTTCTGGGCAGAAATGGATTTAAAAGTTCCATCAGAAGGAACAGAATTAAATATTTCCATTGATGAATCAGGTATGCCAGTAGTGATGTCTGACTATTTGAAATACAGATGGCTTCTACGGCATAAATATGTTGCAGACTCTAAAGAAGAGATGCTAAATAATCCGATGAAAGATTTTTATCTGTATGATCCAAATAGAGAAGTAAAGAAAACAAATCTACAGATTAAGAAAAAGAAACTTGCGTATGCAGAGTTTATTAAAGCATCTGAAGATGAAGATCGTATGGATATGCTTCTGCGTGTATTGGATAATGTAAATCCATCCAAGATGAGTGCGGAGCAAAAAGAAAACAGACTGGAAACTCTTGCTACTACAAACCCTGATAAATTTATTCGGTTTGCTCAAGACAAAGATTTGGAAATCCGGTCAGAGATTGACTTGATGGTAGAGAATGGTGTGTTACGTAAAAGCGGTAATACCTATTTCTACATTGATGAAATCATTGGGGATACGATTGACGAATCAATCACTTTCTTTAAGAATAAGAAGAATAGTTCTCATGTATCTGATATGAGAGCAAAACTTAAAGAGCTTCGTTAATGAATATCCAAGAAATGCATATTGGCGTTGGACTTGGCATACAGAAAGTTAATTCCAATGCGTTTGATAGCTTTATTGATGAAGAGATAGATTACTATCTAAATAAAGCGCAGAGAGAATATGTCCGACGCCAAAATGTATTTCTCAAAGAAAATGTAGAGAATCTTAGCAGACCTGATAAGATTGCTACTTCAGAAGCTGCTGAAAATTTAGGAGGATTGATAAATTTTTCTACTTTAAGCGGAATAACTGAAAGTGAAATTTCTGATAATTCAGTTGATGTTAACATTTCAAATTTAAATATGTTTCAGTACATATATGCAACTGCTCAATTAAATGATGATAATGGTAAATGGGTATCCTGCAAATTAATTTCTCCACACGAAATACATATTTATTCTCAAGCAGAATATAATGACCCTTTATTTAGAAGGTTACCTTTATTGATAACAAAAAATAAGTTTGTTATATTCTACGATACTAATACTACTGATATAAACGAGTTAAACCTATTGTATATTAAAAAACCTGAGACTTTATCTTTAGTAAGTGAAACACCAGTAAATAGCGATTTACCTGAACATACGCACGATGAAATTGTAGATATTGCAGTAAATATGATTCTTGGTGATTTGAAGGTGGCTGGCCCAACACAATACGAACAACAAACTATACCAAAAGAACGATGAATGTTTTAGAAATGCAAAAAGGTGTTCAGCAAAAGCTGAATGCAATGGAAATCCCAATTATATCAGAAGATGTGTTGTGGTATTTGAATAGAGCGCAAGAGCAATATATTGCAGATCAATATGTTTTCCTTCGTGGCAAATATACAGACAACCAAGACATTCAACTTTACACCAACGCTCAGAAAGCGATGGAAAATTTAAGAACTATTCTTTCGACAGAAGAGATAACAGGTAATGGTTTAAGTAATTCTACTTTTTATAATAATGCAAAAGTTGTTGATTTAACAACTCTTACCGGTACTTTTTACTACTATGTTCGTTCTCAATCTGAAGATGATGCAACACCAACATCAAATCTTATAAACAATAGGTTAGTAGAACAAGAGAATATCCAAAAGTATATTCAAACAAAATACAACAACCCCATTTTTAGAGATAACCTTGTTGTTATTGAGGGCACTAACTTACTTGTATTTTATGATAATCAGGCAGATGCTGGTGTTTCTTCTGTATATCTAACATACATTAAAGAACCAAAAAAACTTGTTAGAACTTTGGTCAATGATATTGTTGAAGGTAGTGACCCGCCTGTTTCTACTACAGAAACAGATGTTTGCGAACTTCCTTCTCATACACATAGAGAAATAGTAGATCTTGCAACACAGTTGGCAAGACAAGATCGCAAAGATGAAATTTCAAGAACACAACGACAAAATTTTGAGGGGTGATGACTTCCCAAGAAATGATATATAATTTTAGGTCAGAACTTGGTGGCTTTGCACAAAACACACAAGGGTATGAGCCTACTACAGATGATATATTATATTTTCTTAATAAATCACAATTAAACTTTGTTAAAGATAATTTTAGTGGTATCAATGAAAGGCGGGAAGGATTTGAACAAAGTCAGCGTCTTATTGATGAACTGCGGATTTTGTATGTAAAAGATATAACTTTAGATACTGTTTATGGGGGTGTAGCAAAATCAAATTTTTATATTGATAAAGCTGAAATACCTTCTGATTGTATGTTTGTTATTAGTACAAGATCCAGACTTACTTATGTATCTAACTATGATTCAATATCTATTTCACAAAACGGTAGATTTTTAGGAGATACAACAAAACCTTATATAGAAAACATTATTGTTGATAATGACTTTTCGCAAAGTGATGATATTTATTCATTACTTTCAGACCCATTTAATACTACAAAGAAAACATCCCCACTTACAGATATAAATGGAGATTATATAAATGTATATACAGATAAAACTTTCTTTGTAGATAAGATATTGAATCATAGTTAGATAC